CAGCCATAGCCGAAGCAGCGGCCGACGGGCTGGTTCAATAAGTGGGCGAGCCCGCGCACCTCCGCCGTGAAGGCGGCTTTCCCGCGTTTAACCTCGCCGAGATTTCCCTTGCGCATGAGGACGCGCTGCGATGTGTCGGCCCAGTTCACGCGCCATATCTCGATGCTCGCGTTGTCGTAAAGCCCGGCGGCGAGATCGGCTTCGTTCAGGGTGGCCGACGACAGCGCGCCGCTGACGGACAGATTGTCGATCGCAAGGTCGAGCAGCGATTGCACCTCGGTGGCGGTGAAACCGGATGCGGCTTCATAGGTGACCCCGCCGAACGCGACATCGACGTCGTGATCGGTGAAGCCCTGCGTTGCGCCATCGTTGCGCGCGATTTTCCAGCACCAGCACAGAGTCGTGGCGCCGCTATCGAGATGCGCCTGCATCCCGGTGGGGAGGGTTTTCATTAGAATCTCGTCATGGCCGGACAGCGCAGCGAAGCGGAGCGCGATCCGGCCATCCATGTTGCAGTTGAGTTGGTGTCACCTGGGTGGCCCGCTTTTGCGGGCCATGACAGTTGTGGTGTTGGGGGCTAGAGCGCCACTTCCACCAACGGTATCGAGGGAATCTCGCCCGCAGCAAAGCTGGCCAGGTTGATCGAGAGTTGATCGGTATCGAAACGCACCGGTGTATCGAACGCGAAACCGGCGGTGATCGCCGCGCCGTTCGCGGGCGCGGTGGTGAAGGAGACGAGGCCGGTGGTGGAGTCCACGGCCACGCCGGTTGTCTGCACCGCGCCATCCACCGCCACGATCACCGAACCGGCGACGGGCTTCCTGATGAGGCGCGTCCAGCTCGCGGGGCCGGAGGCATAGACCTTCTTCAGTTGGAAGCTCACCGTGCTGGCGTCGCCAGTGCCGAGGGGCTGATCGGTGCCGGCGATGGTGCCGCCCGGCGCGCAGGACTGGTTGTCGGTGAAATCCTGCAGGCGGAAGCCATAGAGCCTCCCCATGCGCGCTTCGAAGAAGGCGATGACGGCGTGAAGATCGTCCAGCGTCTTCACGCCGAAGCCGACATCGTAGGCGCGCCGCGAATTGGCCCACACCGCGTTGCGCTCCTCGAAACCAGAGCCGAGCGTGACGATCTCCGTCTTGCGCGCCGGCCCCGCCGTGGAATGCATGGCGATGGCGGTGGGAAACTGAATTTCGTGGAAGTTCATTTTGCTTTCCATTCAAACAAAATTGTCATCCCCGGCCGAACGACCGAAGGGAGTGAGGGGAAGGGGACCCAGGTGTCAAACACCGTGACGGTGTTTCCGACCTGGGTCCCCTTCCCTCGCCTCGCGTTGCTCGGCTCGCCGGGGATGACAATGGTGCTCACATATTCCTCTGTCCCCTCGCCAGCGCACGGCTCATCATCGCCGCGATCTGGCTTTCGCTTTTCAGGAAGCTCTGCGCGTCGCGGGCGTTCACGTTCAAAACGATTGAGGCGCGTTGCGGCGCGGCGAGATTGGCGTTCGCGGTGATGGACCCGTTCTCGCTGGGCGTGAACAGTTCCGGGCCTTGCTCCCCGACGAGATAGGTCGCGCCCGGCATGACCGGGCCGCCGACCGCGCGGCCGCCGGCGACATCGAACAGCGAACTCGCCAGATCCGACACCAAACCTTCCACTGGCTTGGCGATGAAATCCTTGATCGCGACACGGTCGAAATCCGCCAGGATCGCGTCCACCATGTCGCTCATCGAGGTTTTGCCACTGACGGCGGCGCGCGCGATGGTGTCGGCGACGGCGTTGAAGCTGGAATTCACCGCGCGCTCGATGGTGGCGCTGGTGGAGGCCACCGGGCCGTTCGCGAAATCGGCGAAGGCCTGCGCGGCATCGTTCAGCACGGAGTCGATTGCATCATTGCTCATCGGGATAGGCCTTCATCATCCGGTCGAGATCGGCGCGGGCGAGCGGCGCGCGCGGCTTTGCGCCCGCGCCTTCCACAGCGGCGTTCCATTCGATCACGCTCATGGTCCAGAAATCGTTGGGCGACAGCTTCAGGCGGCCGAGGCCGAATTGGAGCCGTTGCCGCCAGCGGCCAAAGGGCTTGTGTCGCCGACCTCGCGGTTCACCAGTGCGAACACATCGGCGATGGCTTGCACGATGGTGGCCAGATCGACGGGCAGCTTGAGCACGTCGTTCGCCGTTACGTCATGCCCGCCCGCGCGCAACAACGCGGCGGCGACGGCGGCGATGTCGCTGGTGGCGAAGGATTTGAGGCGCGCGGCGAGATCCGAAAGGCTCGCCACGTTGAACGCAGCTTCGATCTCGGCCAATGCGCCGAGTGTGAGCCGCATCACGAATTTTTCTCCCGCGGCGAGGAAGGATGTTTCGCCGCGAAGGGGATTGGTCATGGTAGTTCTCCTTTGTTGTTAAAGACCACCCTCCCCTTGAGGGAGGGTCGGAGAGCGAAGCGATCCGGGGAGGGGTCACAGCGCGGACCCCTCCCCGAAAAATTCTGCGCCGCTCGCTTTCGCTCGCGCTCCGAATTTTATCGACCCTCCCTCAAGGGGAGGGTGGTTTGGCTATCATGCGCTCGTGAAGGCTAGGGCTCCCGCCGACGCAAGTGTCATCGACAGTTTCAGCTCGCCGTCATACGGCCCGTCATAGGCGAGCGCGGTCAGCTTGAACGAGCCTTGCACCGTGCCGAAGCTGGGGATGACGATCTGGTAGTCGGTCAGCGCCTGGTTGAAGAAAGCGGTGCGCAACGCCGCATCCGACGCGGCATCCCTGAACACGCCGCTGCCGGAGATGGATGCGGATTTCACGCCGCCGCCATCCAGCAATTCGCGCCATTGGTCGGCGGAGTCGGCATTGGTGACGTCCACCGTCTGCGCGTTGAACGACAAGGTCGTGGCGCGCAAGCCCGCGACGGTGGTGAAAACTTCCGGATCGGCGCCATCGCCGATCTTGATGAGCAGGTCTTTGCCTTTTTGGGCAGTCATTCTTTCGATCTCCAAACTTGTCATCCCCGGCCGAGCGAACGGAGTGAGCGAGGGGAAGGGGACCCAGGTGGGAAACACCGTCACGGTTCCGACCACCTGGGTCCCCTTCCCTCGCGCTACGCGCTCGCCGGGAATGACAGTTGTGTTTATGTCGGCTCGGTCACGGCTCGGAACCGCAACGTCGCGCTGTAGGTTTCGCCATCCTTCTCTCGCGCATAGCCGCAATCGACGAACCGCAGATCGACCAGCGCGTGGCCGTCGAGCGAGAGCGTGGCGTTGTTGAGGCGGAAGCGCGCCGCATCGGCGATACTTTTCGATTCCTGGTGCCCGCCGCCTTGCGACCAAACGGTGACAGTGAACGCATGTTCACTGCCCTCTTCCGTCGCGGTGCCGGCATTGGTTTCCTTACCATCGCCGAGAACGGCGTAGGGAAAGGTGGGATTGAGCGGTACGGCGTCGTAGATGCGCGTATCGAGCAGCGATTGCATCGTCGCATCGCCTGATAACGCGGCGAACACCGCGCTCTGCAGCGCGAAGCTGGCATTCGTCATGGCACGGCCTCGCACAGAAGCGTGACGAGCGGGCTGCCGTCATCCAGCATGGCGTGAATGCTCAGCGTCTGCGTTCCGGCCATAACGCGCATGCCGACCGAGACGGCGGCGTTGCGGCGAATGGTGACGCGATGCTCCACGCGCGATTGCAACGCATCGGCGGCGAACACGTTACTGCCGGCGCGCGGCTCCACATCGGCCCACAGCGTCGCGATGACATTCCAGCTTCCGCTGTAACCGCCGCCGCCATCGGGCGTGAGTGTTTGCGCGAGAATGCGCACGCGCTGATTCAATTCTCCGATCATGTCAGACACTCAATGTTCTGTAAGGCGCGAGCAGCGCCAGCGCTTCGGCAGGCATCACCGCTTCGGCGTCGCCTCGGTTGACGTAGAAATTGGCGACAAGCTTCAGGATCGCTTCGCACACCGGCGCGGGCACATCGCTCGCGTCGCCGTAACCGGCGGTGAAAGCGATGGCGATGGCGTTGATGCGGCGAAGATTCACCGGCGGCGAAG